ATTATAAATAATCCTTGTAGTATTAGTAATGTCGAGATAGATGCTAGCATCGGTACTTACCGAGCTGTGCATCCTGTCAACGGTGATGTATTTGATAATGTAGGATCTACTGGGTCCCATATTCAGCGAGTTTTAGACGCTGGATCTGGACCGTCTGTAGAACTACCTAACACGTACGCCGCCGACTTAGTTAATGAAGCAAAGCTTGCTGCATTAGCTAATATCGACAAAACTCCATACGATTTTGGGGAAGACTTACTGGAAGTTGGAGAAACCATTCGGTTTCTAAAAAATCCTACTAAGTCTCTGCATGAATTGTCTGTTGCCTTTAAGAAAACGCGTAAGCGTAATCAAAAAGGTACTTCAACTCGTGCTCGCGCCGAAGCAGTTTCATCTGCTTGGGCTACCCACAGATTCGCAGTGTTTCCACTGGTGAATTCGATGTCTAACCTTATTAAGGCGGCATCGACTACAGATGCGAAAAAACCTTCCAGGCAAACTGCCCGGGGATTTTCTAGCAATATATCTGCAGTTCACGACGACGACTCTGTTGGAGCTCATGGACATCATTTTAGTGTCCATGCTTCCATCAAAACCGACGTCCGCGCTGGCATTCTCTACGAGATTAGTAATCCCGTAGTAGGCTGGCGACATCGTTATGGTCTCAGGAACAAAGATATACCACGAACCTTATGGGACATTGTCCCTTTAAGCTTTATGGTCGATCGTGTATTCAATATTGGAAATAGCATTTCTGCTGTAACCAATCTTGGAGATCCTGATATTAATATACTTGCCGCATGGGAAACTCAAAAGAATCTTAGTGCATACGAATGTGCACTATTTGACCAAGAGTCCCCGTACGACATAACCCTTACTAATTGTACCAAGTCCATCCATGGACTTACGTATGATCGTAAGGTGTGGTACCCTAATGTCATCGATGCAGTTCCAGGTTTAAATATTAAACCGCTGTTACGCGATGCTTCATCAATTGCTGATCTTATAGCCTTAACTATTTTGAATTTCAAATAGTTACTATAATTGAAGCTTAAATCAAAAGGAGGCATAATATGCCCATATCCGACTTAGTATTATATACTGGTACTACAACCTCTCAAACCGGCGGAGCTGTAGATGCTACAGCTTCCACTGGTTCAACCTTGAATAGTCATCAGATTATTTCTACATCTGAAGCATTAGTGCTTCAAAAATCTGTTGACTGTTCCGTTACGCGTCCGAAGCCTTCGGCTTCGGCACCTAACGGCTACACACAGGGCCGTCGTGAGATATTTGTTCGTATGCCAATTCTCTTGGCTAACGGTAAATATACCACGAACACGCTTAAAATAACTTTGTCAACTGATATTGAAACATCAGATGCACAGAGTCAAGTTTTGCGTGATTACGGCACTAGATTATTGTTTAATAGCGAGATGAACTCGTTTTACAATGACCTATCTGTGGCGTAGCTTTTTACTCTTATTAGTATTAATTATAACAATTGCTGCAGATATGTATGTTTACGATAGTCGAGTGTTAAATCTCGATACAGTTTACATAATATCACAGTTATTTTTACTTTAGTACTTTTTGAGTATTTCGGTTGCTTTTTAACATTCTATCATTAAGGAGTTCCTTTTGAAGACTGAAAAAAAGAAGAGAAGGAGAGGACATACGTTCTTTTCACCCGACAAAGTTTCAACGCAAATTGCGTCGGTTATTGGTCGAGATCTGGAACGTGCTGCACTTGAGTATAGCACGGGGTCAGAAGCTTTCGATTTTTACAGACAAGCACAGAAGGATAGTACTTTGAAAAAGTACAAATCATCTGTGCCAGATGATAGATTAACAGAAGTAGCATTTAAGAAATTTCTTGCTACTAATGTTCATATGTCTAATTTTAATTTCAAGGGGTTGAAACTCCCTGATTTGAAGCCAGACACTAATCTAAGATCTCAAATTCTGAGATCAGCTCGAAGTATTTGTTTTAATATCTTGAGCCCATTGACGGAGGATGAGTGGTTCACTAGAACTAAACATTCTGGTGGAACGTCCCAAGGTGTATCATTCATGAATACATCCTTGGAAGCGAAATTCACTCTTCCTATGTCTTGTAATGAAAGCTTAAAACCATTAGTTTCCCGTTACTTGTCCTTCGACTATCAGTTGAAGGGTGCTTTGAACAAAGTTGTTCGAAGCCAAGGGGATGAAATCCCTGAGTATCAGGATTCTAATGAATCTCGCGCTACTACTGTTCCCAAAAATGACACGACTGATCGCATGATTGCCATTGAACCAACCTGGAATATGTTTTTCCAGCAGGGTTTGATGAAATCAATGTACCGTCGTATGTCAGATTTTGGTCTTGACGTTCGCTCTTTACCTGAGATTCACAAACGACTTGCAAAGGCATCATCGATTACCGGCTTAAATGCCACTATCGATTTTAGCAATGCGAGTGATTGTGTTTCCCATGACCTTGTCAAGTGGTTAATTCCACCTGCTTGGTTTCATCGTTTGAATCTCGTTCGATCCTCCCATATGAAGTTTCCTAACGGAAACGTGGAAGAATTGAACATGTTTTCAACGATGGGTAATGCGGTTACTTTTCCGCTTGAGACGATTGTCTTCTATAGCTTGGCTGTAGCAGTTGTTTTCCAATCCAGCCTTCCGGCTGGACATAAACTCGGCGTTCTTCCGACCGTGAGGTCTAAGAAGCTCGTCTCTGTTTTTGGAGATGACTGCATACTTCCTACATCATGTGCCAATACCTTCATGGAAATTTGTGAAAGTGTTGGCTTTTTAGTAAATAAGGAGAAATCCTTTTTTACTTTAGATGGTGGCTTTAGAGAGTCTTGTGGTGGTGATTACCTCCACGGGATGGATGTTAGGCCTTTAAACATAAAGGCTCCCACTTCAACTCGAGTATCTGGTCTAGAACCATGGCTTTATATAATAGGCAATGGGTTATTAAAGAAGTACAATTTGCACTTCGGTAACCTATCCTATCTATATGATAGACATGCTTTAAACTATATACAAGAGTTATTTGTTAGGCATAATCTTGTTCTAAAGATTGTTCCTAATTCCTTTCCCGACGACGCAGGCTTGAAAATCGGTCATGATTTAGACCGTTTTCTTGCTTGCTATCCACTCTTCAGAGTTTCGAAGATTGGTGTTAGCGAACATGGTAGAGTTGAGTTTCGATATTGTAGATTTATTTACAATAACAAGGCTCAAAAGACTAACCATGCACTTCGTTACCTAACAGCTCTAAAAGCGAAATTCATAAAAGAAGCTAATATTGCTTCTGATAGTGAACTCGTTATAAGTCCTGTTATACAAGAGGTAATGAAGACTTCCTTTCTTGATCTGAATTTTACCACAGAGCAAGAAGAGGAATTTCGCCGTCGGAAAAACGGTGGTTATGTAGTAGCGAAAGCTATGACCCCCTTCTGGGGCGTCATAGCGAATCGAAAATACAAGGGATAAAACCCGCGTTACCTTAGGATGCTTGTGC